CTTTACCTGGTAACAATACAACACTTGCTCGTTTAACAGCTGTAAAGGAAAATAACAAAATTCTATTTTATAGTAATAATGGTGATACATCATCAGATTTCCAATTTATTATAGAGTTTGCTGTAGATAAAAACGGTAATTTTGATAAATATAATTTTAAATCCAAACTTGGTTGGTTATTGGGATTTATAGAATTGTCATATAATACAAATGATTCATTAGCAATTTATCAATCTACCGGATACAAGTATGTAATCGCCGAGAATTTAAATATGTTGCCTATTACTACAAATGTATTATATTTAGTAATTGACGATTTCTCAAATGGAAAACAAAGTTCATTCAACACAATGATGAGTCGCTCACGAAATAACAATAACATTATTGCCAAAATTGTAGTAGATAAAACCAAATATGGTTATGGAACACTATGTGTTGCAAACGGTGATAATGGATTTTTAATTAGCGACAAGCGTAAATACAACGGTAAAACCGATATTCGCAAATTATCAGTTCAAATAGTAGATGAATATGATCGTATTATCCATTTAAACGGACTTGACTTCACATTCACATTAAAATTAACGCATCAATAAAATTGAAATGACACTATCATTATATACTTGATATAACTATATATAATGTTGGAATTTACGAAAGAGCAGAAATACATTATCCAAAAATTTGAAAAGGGTGAGAACTTATTTATAAGTGGTCCTGGAGGAACGGGCAAAACAGAACTCATCAAACATATCCAAAGCCAAGGGTATAAAGGTCTTCAAATCTGTGCATTAACCGGTTGTGCTGCGTTGCTTTTGAAATGCGGAGCCCGAACCATTCATTCTTGGAGCGGGATAAAACGTGCAAATGGTTCTATTCGTGATATTGTATATTCGGTATCTCATAGTTCGTACTCAAAATCGCAATGGAAGAAAACGAAAATCCTCATAGTAGATGAAGTATCAATGATGTCCCAGAAGATTTTTGAATTATTAGATGCTATTGGTAAAGCGATAAAACAAGTTGATAAACCATTTGGGGGTATTCAAATCGTATGTGTAGGCGACTTCTATCAGTTGCCACCAGTTGGTTCATTGGACGATGAAACCACATCCAAATTCTGCTTTGAATCTCCATTGTGGAATGCTACATTTCCAAAAGAAAACCAAATTCAATTGACCCATATTTTCCGCCAAAATGATCCGTTATATAAATCCATATTGATGGAAATCCGATCTGGAAAAATAAGCGAAAAGAGCATTGAAGTACTTAATAACAAGGTAAGCGATACAACAATACATCATTGTACTAAGATTTTCCCCAAACGAAAAGACGTGGAACGAGTGAATCAAGAATATTATAACATGCTGGATAAAGCGCAATCCAATACGTATAGCACAAAAGTATCCTATGATAATGATACATATATTGAGAATAATGCACCAATCAATTCCTATATGTTGAAACAATATCAAAAATATACACCGCAGCAAAAAGAAATAGAAACCAATATACTAATGAATAGCGTGCCTGTGGAACATATGATACATTTACGTAAAGGAACGCGTGTAATGTGTTGTGTTAATTTGGATATGGATAAGGGCATATGTAATGGCAGTCAAGGAGTAGTATTAGATTTCCAAGAACACGAAGGAAAGAGTTATCCCATTGTAAAATACGATAATGGTGTAGTTGAAACAATGCTCCAATATACGTGGCAATCGGAAAGTTGTCCTATTATATGTATTAAACAAATTCCACTAATGTGGGCATGGGCGATTACAATTCATAAAATACAGGGTGCTACACTTGATTGTGCTCAAATAGATATAGGAAAACAAGTATTTGAGTGCGGACAAACATATGTTGCGTTATCTCGTATTAAAAGTTTAGACGGTTTACATATATCATCTTTTGACCCTCAGACTATACACGCAAATCCCAAAGTGATTGAATATTACAACCAACTTATAGATATCCAATACGATAAACCTATTGCTACCAATGAAGAAAACGTTAAAAATGTGAAAAAGAATTCCAAAATAATCGTCCAAGATACATCAAATAATTCCAAAATCACGCAATTCTTCACTGTGAAAAAAGTATAATCATTATATATAAAAATGTACGAAAAATATTATACTCAACGATTGCACGAAGTGCATAATGGCGAAGTAGTAAATGATGTATATGTTGAAGAATTTGAAACACCAGATAAACATGTTGTAAAAGGTATGAAAAACAATAACCCTTTTTTATTCGTCTTGCGTAATTCACACGTTCCAATAGCAACAGAAGCAGTTGAGAAATTATTAGCTCAAGAAAAATTACACGATGATGCAAAATCTACAAAGAAAACAAAATCAGCAAAGAAAACAAAATCAGCAAAGAAAACAAAATCTATAAAGAAAGAAAAAAGAAAGAATATAACACAACGTAGTAAGCAATCATCCAAAGAAAATAAAACAAAAAGCAAAAAATAGATTATATTTCAATTATAAAATACAGTATTAATGTATATACAGATACACTAATATTTAAACAATGTCTAATTCATGGAAAAAATATGGTGGTACAAGAAAATCAGACCAAAAACATACATTTACAGTCAAAACACTTGTAGCAGATGAACTATTATTACGACAAAAATATTCGGGTGTATTTGAAGTATTGGGTTCTATCAACGTCGCACAAGATATATATGGTCACGGGGCTTTACAATTGTTTGAAGGGCAAGATAACATTTTGAGATTAGATATTTCCGACAATGCGATGTTAGACTACAATACATATATTACAAAATTATTTTTAGGCACAAATACTATTGATTATATAACGGGTAACGACCAAAATGGTATTGGTATTAATTTACCAGATGCCGTTGGTTCATATGGCACATTTGAAGTTGTTGGACGTTCAGGCATCACTCATAATTTTGTAGCCTCTTCACCAATAGCAACATCCAGTTCAGTATTGAATCGCAACGTAAATGATTATGGAATACGCACATATGTTACAGATAACACAAGTTCCATTGAATTTTATAATAATGATACTATAACAGATGCATTGGGAACCCCGAATGCAGCAATTATATATGATAGTGCTAACGGTGGTTCTTTGACATTTACAACTCCATTATTACAGGCAAGTGATAGTATTCAAGAAACATATAAACCATTGATTTATAATAATGACTTAATTAAGACGGGTAATTCATTGACATTAACATCGGGTTATGATGCTTCCGCAAATACACAATTCACGATTGCGTCGTCTAATGGAGAAGGTGCTGTTTTTACAGGCGGTGCATTTCCATACAATACACAAAAAGCAATGGGTGTAATTGGATTAAAAGATAATGTATATGCAGATTACGAGCCGTGTATTCACTTAGTGACAACAAATAATTTATACAAACATAAATTCACAATAGGTGTGAATGACTATAATCCCGATTCAAACTATATATTCAATATCAATGGTAAAACATTAATCAAAAATGGAGGCGAAATTAATAATTATTTGACATTGCCAATTGATAGTCTACGTGTCATTAAATCGGATTCAAAAGTTTATTTATCTGGATATCCGGAAACTTATGAAATAGATAGTAACAATTTTTTCAGTTATAATATACATTATAGTGGAGATGGTGGAATCAATTGGAATACCAGTTTCCCAAGTAGTACAGTTACATCAAATCATTCTTGGAAAGACCAGGATAATGCGGTTATTTCAATGAATACTCCATTACTACACGGGAATGGAACACTACATATTATAGCTACAAATGATTCATTTGTATATTGTACAAATAATATAACTGATCCTAATAGTTGGAAACAATTTCCAATAAGTCTTGTGGACACAAATGTTAATTCAAATCCATCATATAACGATATTGTTTATATTGAAACATATTATGTGAATTCTAATTTATACTTATTTTATCAAAATGTTCTTGGAGATTCATTTTATGTTGTTTGTAATAGTGCTTCAAGTGGTGGTATAACATTACAAAATCGTTTTTTTAATAATAATCCAGCATCCTTTACCAATGCACAGTTAGGTCCACCAACATCTATTACTTTACCTACTACAATCACACAAAGTAAGCAAATTGGAGATAATTTATTTATCACATCTGGTTCTGGTATTGCACGAATTGACTCATCTATACAAATAGTATCATCACATAACACATCAATTACTTATTACAATATACATGCTGTTGGAAGTACAATTATTGCTATAGGCGAAAATATAATATCTATAAGTACAAATAATGGGAATAGTTGGAGTGATATTTCACCATCATCAATATCAAATATTGGAATTGTTACACCCATACTTCGTGGATTACATATGGTAAGTATAAACGAAGTCTATATTGTAGGAGATGGGGTATTTATATATTTCAGAGATGCAAACGCGTCTAATATTACAACTATCAATTATTGGAATATAATCACTTCCGAGCAAATGCCTCAAAATGGATTACAAGGTATTATTAATGACCCAAATAGTATGTTTATCGACGTGTATAAAGTAGATGACGAAAATTTCATACTAACACGCCAATTTAAAGAATACGATTATGCTACTTTGCAAAATCCACTCACAAACTTCTATTATGTAAATATACCCAATTTATTCAATTATGAAACAACCCATACCTTAGATATTTGTGGTAATGTTGGCATAGATGGGAATACAAATATTTCAAATAAATTATATGTGACGAATGACGTATCCTTTAATTCTAAATTATTTGTGGATAATGATGTCAGTCTAAACAGTTTGTTAAATGTTGGAGACAATGCAACCTTTGATGCAAAAATGGATATTTATGGAGATGTATCCATGGCATCACATTTATATGTCCAAGATGATGTGTCATTAAATGCGGATATTAATGTCAAACAAAACGCATATATTGAAAACACGTTGGGCGTCCATACTACAACTGTATCAACTGATTATGTCATGGAAGTGCGCGGACGAATAAAGCATACTGATGGCGTAGTTCACCAGTTCTAATATTTTATTTGTTTATGTAATAAATAAAAAATCACGATTATATATAAATACAAATGTCATTATGGTTAGACAATTCAAGTAATTCTAATAATTTAAAACATAGTTACGTTCACGGATTTTTAGATATTAGTGGTGGTAATATTAATCTCCGTGCAAACAACAATCTAAATATTTTTAGTGAGACAGATACATCAAACTCTCGCTTTACATTATCATCTGACGAAATACGTGTATATGATGACAATACCAGTTCATTTGTGGATTTATCAAATAATAAACTTCAATTCATCAAGGATGTAAATGAAAACGTTCAAACGCGATTAACAGACCTTACATCACGAACTCAAAAAATACGGACCACTACTGGAGGTGACATTGAAGTAAGTGCAAACATTATACCAAATGTAGCAAGTGCGATTGATTTAGGTAGTGAAACCAAGCCGTTCAACTCACTTTACTTGAATGATAGTACCTTATATTTTGTTGGAAGTGGAGATAATTCAAATACATCAACCCTAAGTGTAGATGCAAACGGTGAAGTATTTATAAACAAGGGACACGATGGTGAGCGAAAGTTAATCAATCAATCAAAGAGTGATAATAATAAAACGAAAATTGGACATAATATAATAGGTGCTTTATCAAACGATGGTGTTACATTAGATACAAGCGGTCACGCTGTTTTTAGAAATGATGTTAGAATTAGTGGTCATTTAAATGTAGATGGAAGTATTAACTTTTTAGGCGATTTTATTCAAAAAGATACACTAATCACAGTAACTGAACAAATGGATTTATCAAATGATGGCACTGGACCTGCTTTAATTGTAAGACAATACGGTGCAGAAGCAATTGCGTCATTCTATGACGATGGTGATGTAGCAATGATTATTAATGATGGTGGAGATGTTTCAATGAATATGAATTTGAATGTAGGTGGTAATGCTGAGATAAATGGTTCAACTACTATGTCGGGTACAACAACAATGAGTAGCGATGCTAATATTTCCGGCGATGTGTCAATGAATTCTAAATTAAGTGTTGGTGATGATGTATCATTAAACAACAATGTATATATTGGTGGAGATTTAGAAGTATCTGGAAATATTACTGGAAATTTTGCAGACAATTCTATTCCAAGTTCAGCAATTAGTGGCGGTGCAAGTTCTATAAATGTATCAGTGATTAATACAGATGGTGATATTTCCAACCAACTTACCGCATCTACACTTCGTTTTGATACAGATTCAGGGTTCGCGTTAGATGATTTATCAAATGGTGTGGTTAAGGTTAAAATGAATTCCACATTTAAATATTGGAATGTAGATGGACAAGATTCACTGGTTGCTGAAGGATTAGATACAATGAATTTTTTTACGGATGGCAATATACAAATTATAACAGACGGTAGTGATGCCAATCATATTACATTCAAAGCACCAAATATGGTAGATAGTAGTGCGAACCAAGATATTAGTGGCATTAAAACGTTCCAACAAATTTTTGTTTATGATGATGTATGTTTAAATAGTAATTTGAATGTTATTGGTAATGCTGATATTAGTGGAACTCTTGATGTTGCTGGAGATATTACCGGTGTGACTGATCTTAATGTAACTGGATATAGTTATTTGGATGACGTGGAAACAACAGGTAAAGTTGGTATTAAAACAAGTGAAGCGGCTGCATATGAATTAGAAGTAAATGGCACTGCATATGCTACAGATATTAGTGCGGGATCAAGCATCAAAGTAGGTTCTACCACTATATCAAGCAATTCAAGCCACTTAGACGGTACTCCTACAGCACCTACGGCAGCAAATGGAACAAGTAATACGCAAATTGCCACAACCGCGTTTGTTCAAGCAGCAGTAGCAAATTTAGTTGATAGTGCTCCTGAAGCATTAGATACATTAAATGAATTGGCTGCTGCTCTTGGGGATGATGCTAACTTCTCTACTACTATTTCTACACGTTTGGGGAAAGTAGATACATCCGTAAATGATTTGGAAAGCACTACATCAACTCATAGTTCCAATATTAATGTATTGGATGCTTCTGTAAATGCTTTAGAAAGCACTACATCAACTCATAGTTCCAATATTAACGTGTTGGATGCTTCTGTAAATGATTTGGAAAGCACAACAGCAAGTAACACATCTGATATTAGCACGATTGATATCACAGTAAGAGACCTTAGTTCTAATATTACTTCTCGTGCTCGTGCTGCTATTTCTGGGACATCGGGAGTTAGCTATAACAATTCTACTGGTGTAATTTCCATAGGCCAAGATGTAGGTACTGATAGCGATGTTTCATTCGGAAGTATCAAGGTTGGTTATACCACTATAACCAGCACAGGAACAGATCTAAGTGGTACTCCTACCGCACCTACGGCAAGTAGTGATACCAACAATAGACAAATCGCTACAACAGCATTTGTTAAAAACGCAGTAGCAAATTTAGTTGATAGTGCTCCTGAAGCATTAGATACATTAAATGAATTGGCTGCTGCCCTTGGTGATGATGCAAATTTTTCAACTACTATTTCTACACGTTTGGGGAAAGTAGATACATCCGTAAATGATTTGGAAAGCACTACATCAACTCATAGTTCCAATAT